TGGCCTCAACAGCGGAAGCATGAGCCTGAGAAATTAAAGCGGATTCAAACGGAGTAATGATAGGAAGACCATTTGCGATGGTCATGGAATCATTAGCCAACTGCATGTCTTGTTGAACGCTTAACGTGGTAGCCAAATAAGTCGTATTATTGCCACCACCCATTGATGCGCTGAGTCCTAGAACGTATTGCTGGTTGGTATCTTGACTGGGAACCTTGCTTTTAAGGTAGGTGTAAATCGTGCCAGCGTTTGCTGTATTTCGAGCCGAAAGATAGGCGGTAAGCGTGGTATCTGAGGCAATGAACTCTTCAGTGTTTTGCTTGTACGCATCGATAGTTTGAGCGATTTCGAACCTTGGGTTGCGTCCATAAAGAAGGTACTTTTGAGTTGTGTAATCTGGAGGTGTAATTTGCCAACTTGAGCCATAGTGACCACCTCCAATTGCCGTAGCCGTTAAGCCCTTCAGATTCTGCTCATGAATCTGGACGTACGACTGTCCGCTGTATGGCGGGTAAAGTTCTGGATTGGGGTCTAAAGGCATTAGAATGATGAGAAGATTGAACGACCCACGAGGGAGGCGTCTACTCCTACGCTATAAATACTAGGTTTTCCTAACTTTACGACAACTTCCAACTTACCGCCCATACACTTTTTGTTAGCCAAAGCACGTCTAACCGCTGTACCTAGGTTTTGGTTCGTGAAGGTATCCAGAGTCCACTTACCATCTGGGTTAAGGGCAATGAAGTTAAGGTCAATGCTGGCAGAGCCATTGGTGTTAAAGTAGACGTAGCATTCATCGTACTTCTTGTCCGAGTGGGACTTGAAAAGGTAGTTCCTAGTCCTGAACTTGGACTGGAAGGCAGTCCCTGCGTCTGTAGTGCCATTAGGGACGTCTAGCAGGTAGATGTTGCCAAGGGCGTAGTTAACGCCCCATAGCCTTGGTACGCCATCCTTACGAGCCACGACCAAGGAGTCCATGCTGTGGGCATAAACGTTTAAGGATTCAAACAAGACCTTGTTCTGGGTGTTTAGCACCAACACGCAGGTCTTGTTATAAGTGCCCAAAAGCGGTAAAGTGATGTAAATACGGCCTTTTAGTGAAACAGCGGTGATGGCATTGTACTTAGAAGGGTCAATCTGGTCCCAAATGTCCTTAATCATGTACGAAAGTGGCTTTGTGCCATCATTGTACTTGTCCTGCTCCATGGCTTTTAAGCCGTCTTGGTCAACGAACACAAGGATGCCATTGGTCTCAGCCCAGCCGTCCTTACAGGCTAAACCATCTTGCGCTGAAATCCTGCCTGTTTCGTGGAATACTTCCTGCTGAGGTTTTCTTTCGGGGTTTGCCTGACGTCCTAGACCAGCCTTAACGGAGTAAATGCTACGCTTACCGAAGGCTAGAAAGGAGTTCATCCTAGGCACAATGGCTTGAACAGGGTCATAGGTGCCCTGAATGAGCCTGAGGTCATCTGGCTCGTACGGCAGGTTGCCAGTATACAGGGTAAACCTGCACCTGTCGTCCTTTGCCGTCACCAGACGCTCCGTGATGTTGGCTCCAGCAACCCAATCCGAGTCTAAGGTCTCCATCGTAAGGGCATCAGCATAGCCTTGACCTCGGGCTTTTTGCTTAGACGCCAGATTGACGCTGGTTACCGCACTCGAGTTGCAGTTAAAACGGAGGTTTGAGCCCCAAAGCAGGATGCTATCACCGCTAGGTCCATGAGCCGAACAAGCATAGGTTACAGGAGTGCCATCGTAGGTGTGGGCTAACGTGTAGCCAAACCTAGGGGTGATAACGCCTTCATTGATGGTGATGTTCTCTGCATACTCAAGCATGCCAGCATCGGGATTGAACGAAGCACTGTTTGGGAACGAGGCAAAGCCTTCGAACCTTAGTTCTCCATCTGATTGGATTTCTCTAGGCATGTTTTGTGTTTAGGTTGGATTAGCCGACTTCGTAACTCGAAGGACTTATTGAAATAAGTTGCCACGCACCAAGACTTCCTGCCCTAGTCTGGGAATTTGGTAAAGGAAATCCGCTGGAAGTAAAAGTTCTATGAAAAGTAATTATTTCCTGTCCGTACGGAAACACAGAACTGTACGTGTTTGGATGACTAAATCCTGCACTTAATTTAAAGTCATTTGCCTGAAGTGTTTTGCTGTAATCGTATGATTCAGTAGAATAAACAGTCGTGTACTGCCATTCATTTTCCCCAATTTGAAAGGCAGTTGTATCCGTAACGGAGAGAATCAACCTAAAAAGCATAGTAACACCAGCCCAAGGTCTGTGAAGTTCATCGCCTTCAACTATTGTATAGTATGGAAGCGGTTTTACTTCTTTATGGTTTTCTAGGTCCGTTGTAAGAAAATTTACCAAATTTATAGTTGCACTACCCATTTCTGGGGTGTTTGGAGAAGAAGTCCAACCCCACTTGTTGTCCATTTTTAAAGTTGGAATTTTAGTTTGGTCAATTTCCCTATTGTCTACCCCAAAGGAGTTGGGACCAAATGGCATTGTTTGAAAGTAAAAAGGGGTGCGACCCCAAGGCCAGTAATTGTTTAACAACTGTGTGCCTACTTCTTCCATTAGGTTCTATAGAAGTAGTAAGTAGCAGTGTTAGGAGCAGAATACTTGTGTCTTTCTGCCCTAAGACCGCCAGTTACAGTTTGCGTAATTGTTGCTGAACTTCCGTTAACCAAGATGATTGCTAGTGCAATGTACCCGATTGAGTCTGTATCGCCTAGAATGGTAGAGTTTGCGATTACAGAAGCACTGGTTGGAAAAGTTGCTGGCGCTGGAGACGCATTGCATTGAAGAAGTACGTGCCAGTATCCACCTCCAATAGCGAAAGTAAAAGTGCTAGCAGGTACACTAACGCTGTTTATGACTCCAGCGTTAACGTTTATTACTAAATTACCTCCATTTACAGTCGCTGACACCCCAAATGCAGTTTGATAAGCCGCAGATGTACCACCCCTTTTTGTGCCACGCTGGAGAACCTCTCCATCGCCTGTAGTTGTAAGCCAGCCGTCGGAAGTCCTGAACGTGCCAAACTTACGGAAAGCCATTAGGTAACAGTCCAACTAGGAGAACCGCCCATTAAAACTTCAACGAAAATGCAAATGTGAGTATTGTATCCACTAATTGTGTGACCGCTTGTGCCATTGATAGTTGCACCTTGAAAGTACACATTCTGTCCGTTGGTTGCCACCCAGAACCTGTCTCCGACTACCCATCCATCGGCAATGCATGTCGTAAAATCAATATACGTTAAGACCTGAGCAACAATAGTTCCGTTATTTGTAGCAGGGCGGTTTGGATACAGAGTTCCAGCCATCATGTTATTGAGTAAAATAACAGGATTAAGCGGAGGTAGTGAAACTGTAGGCGTGTAATTGTTAAGTGCCGCATTGACTAAATACGATGCCGAGGAGTCACTTGCTGACGTACTGTAGACATCTAGGTTAGTCCTAGCCGTTGGCTTGTCGGCTAAGTCGTTTAAGTTTTCAGCCATCTTAAGGGCTGAAGGGTCATTCTCGACTGTGATGCCTACAACATCAATAGGGTAATTGTTGAGAGGCATTACTGTGCGTGGTGGTATACGTAGCCGTTCCCAGTAGTCCAAACTTCGCCATTATAGCCGTTGAACTCAAGGGAACCGCCATCGTAAGTGGTGGAAGTAGAAGCCGCCCTAAGGTAAATAGGACTGCCAGCACCTTCGGGTTGAAGGTAAACAGCCAAAGCCGTAGTACCAGTGTTTGCGATGCCAAAGACCCTTCGGTTACGGATAGAATCAAGGACTTTTGCCTTGGAGCCATTCGCAAACGTTGTTACTTCAATGCTCGGGATTTGTTGCGGTAGGTATGCGTGTGACATTTAATTAGTATGTTCTGAAATTGATGCGTCTGGTCTGACCCTGTTGCCTTAACGCTTGGTCAACGGCTTGGTCGAGTGCTTGCGCACAGTCAACTTCCGCACCTTGGGCGAGTTCGAGTTGCCCTTGCGAGCGTTGGTAGTCCGCATGGACGCCATGGATGACGTAGGAATGAAAGAGTTTAGGAACTTGAATCTTTTGCCAAGCACCAACAGGAGGGGTGACAGTAATCGTAGGAGTCGTGCCAATGTATTCATAGAAATCTCCCATAGAAGGGGTGCCTTCTTTGGGGACAAGAGCAGTCTGGACGGAGTCAGCGGCTCCAGCATCATAGTAAACCTGTGCTCCAGTGCTGTAGGTGACAGTAGATGACCATGGGCTTCCAAAAAAACGAGGAGCATCGAGTCTGTATTCGACCCAAACCTCATCATTCATGTCGTTTGCTAGGTAAAGTTCGCCATTGTACAGGCTGAAGTCCTTTTCGATGCTGTTGTGAGCAAGCGGGTCTCGGTTCCAAACGGCATTAATCGAACCAATGCCAGCAGGAAGGGTGACTTTACGCCTTTCATCCACGATGGTGGACTGGCATTTAACGTAACGCTTAAGGTCGTACCAGTCCTGAGCCTCCCAGATGGTCTGGAGACGCCTAGAAGCAAAGTCACGGACAGTAGCGAACCTGTCGAGGGTAGTGAGATTCCTGTCCAGACCGCAGAGTTGCAGGGCTGTGTACAGGATGTCGCTGAAATAGGTGGTCTTCATTAGATTTCGACACCATAGGCATCGTACAGTTTCTTGTTTCCGTTGACCCGAACAGTCGTGTTAACGGCCTTTGAGTTGACCTTGCACTCAGGATTGTCTCGTAGAAATTCCTCAACGAACTTTTTGTCTTTCCAACAGGCGTATCCAAGCCTTTGTCCCCAGTAGTGATAAGAATCCGCAGGGATTCGCATGGAAAGTTGGCCCAATCCATCGACATGACCATGGTGGAGTCTATTTAACTCCCCCATCATCTTGCGCTGGGTATGGGCTTGAACTTTACGGAGTTCCCATCCCGTCCGAAACTCCTCTAGCATGGGGACTAGAAGGTCGGACGGAATGGCATCATGGATGGATTCTATGCCAGCCATGCTCCTTCTGCTTTAGGTTAGCAGACCGCCATTAGCCGTGGATGCCCTGTAGTCGAACATACCGAAGGTAAGGGGCGAGTTAACGACTAGAGCCGCCATTGCCTCCATCATTCGACGAGGACCGCCACCATTTTCAGTTAGTTCTCGGACCTGAGCGATGTTACCGCCATAGCGGATTTCGAGCATGTCCCAAGGGATAATGAAGCCCTTGCACTTGGCATTATTAGCGTGGAGGTTGACGTAGACCTTGGCTTCCGTTTCGGTAGCGAAGCGAGCAGGAACAGCACTAGCAGTGTTGAAGGCAACACGCTCATACTTATTGGTGGTCGCATCCTTGAGCCAAACGAGGTTTTTGTTAATCAGATTCAAGCCAGCACCATTCGAGGTCACGTCAGTTGCGGCATAGACGCCATCAACAACAGCAAAGCGACCAGTAGCGGTGTACGAGGCACCAGAAGCACCAGTACCGCAATCGACAATCGTGTATGGGTTGACGCCAGCATGCAGGAACTGCGAAGGAACGAGAGCCAACTTACCGAAGTCGCCTTCGAAGTAGTCAACCGAAGCCTTGATGATGTCGGAGTTTGCGTCTCGATTGACGTTAATCTTCGAGGTAAAGGCAGGTTCAGTCTTCGTGTAGACGAGATTGGTGAACTGACGCTTAAGGGCAGTACCAACAACGGCTTCATGGTTCTTGAACTGACCAGTCTGCTCGTAGACCGAGGTCATGACGTCCTGAACATCGTTTTCACCGAGTTGGTCAACAGTCTGACCAGTACCGATGATGGACGAGGTAGGCGTACGGAAGTTTTCGCCAATAGAACGAATGTTCTGAGCCGCATTAAAGCCAGTGCCAATGCCGTACTTAGTCTGTGCGTTCGTGCTAGCACCAAGGAGGTCGCCCTTAATCCAAGCAGTCAAACAGCGAGTGCGGTAAGGAATGAGGCCGTCATCGATAGCGGGAAGGATGTCAGACGTGAAGGTAAGTTCCATCGAACGCTTAAGGTCGATAGTAGCCTTA